TAGCCATATCTATCTTCCTAATGTCATCACGCTTCAATCCTGTTATTGCCTGAATCTGAGAAATGCTATCAGTTCCGGCATTAAGGAAATCTACATAGGTGCCTAATGTCTGATCACTGTACTTAGTGCTTATTATCTTCTCGCTCATATCGTTTGTAGTTCTTGTTTAACTTCTTGCCAATAAGTTACTTCGGCTTGTGAATCATTGTAAAATGACGCTACTTTTAATATCTCATCTACTGCAATTATAGCGCAGTGCTTTGCATCCTCTTGAGCTTCATCATCATAAAGCAGATTAGCTCTAAGATAAATCCAATACTTATCTACTAACTCTTTTGCTTTCTCTACTGGTGTCATATGTTTGTACCGTCTATGGTTATGTTAATGCTCTTTATCTCAGTGCTTAATTCTTGGCGCTCTATGTACCCTCTCTGCTTACCTTGAGTCTTTAGGTAGAATATCACAGCGCTTGTGTTAGGTGCATCCTTAATAGTTACTACCTCACCATCATGCGTTAAGGCTTGGCGCTCTGCTCCCTCCATCAGCTTCTTAAGCTGAGATTCTGCAAAGTCTAAAGCTACATTCTTAAGTGATGCTACAGCAGCTGAATACTCAGGATCATCTTTAAGCCATTCGTAATGAGTCTTGCGAGAGATACCTATCTTCTCTGAGGCTTCTGTAACATTGCCTAAAGAAGATGTAAGTGCCTGAAGCATAGCATCTTTTTTGATTGTTACGTTTTGTTCCTGCTCATCCATTACGCTAACTTATTCTTAAAATGTGTTATTAACTGCTCCATCTTAGAGTCATAGTATTTAGCAAATGTAGTAAATCCCTCTGAATCAGCTTCATAACATCTAAATAAAATACCCCTCAATCTTTGTGATGGCTTCTTTAAAGTATCTTCTAACTCTGATTTCAAGCTTTCCACAGCATCCAGCTCCTCACGTCTGAAGCTTTCATCTTTAAAAGCTAAGTAACCGAACTGGTTGGCTATTCCGAACAGTTCAGCTGCTTGAGATGGTGTGAGCTCATTAGTGCCAAAAGTAAGCTTTAAAGTCTTATCTTTTCGTGTAGTTACTGCTTCGAGCTGTGCTGGTATTAATATCATATTTTTGGATTACAATCGAAAAAAACTATAATAATTTTGGATTAGGATCCACAATATAGGCAAGCCTCATCTTCACCTCCCTCTCCTGCATTTAGTATTCTTTCACACTCCTTATTAACCTGCTCTTCGCTCCAGTTAGGATTAAACATCTTTACTTGAGCCTTCAAAAAATTATAGTCATTATCACTCATTTATATTAATCTTTATTAGTTATAACTATTAGTGTAATTAGCTTATGCTATTAGCTAATGGCCTATAATCAGTAGAATGCTTATTAGACTTTTTACTGTTACATGATCTACATAGTAGTTGTAAATTATCCAAATCTAAAGATAATTGTTTGTACAATGAATAAGGCTTAATATGGTCTACCGATATGTGCTCAGTTGAATTGCAGCACATGCATTTTTCTCCATACATTTTTACTAATTGCACCCTAAATTTCTTTAAATCAGATGGGCTATAATTTCTATCATAGTTAGCTCCTATCAAATCAAAATCAGCACTATCAAATAATTCTATAATGTACTCATTTAGTTTCTTATTTGTTGGAGCAGTCAAATTATTTAAAGCTAAGAACTCTTTAAAGTAAACCTTTAACTTAATACCAGGTTTAACTCTAATAGCATATTGCTTTAGCAGTATACTTAGTATCTGCTTCTTAGCAGATCTTAGCTTATTATTAGCAGTAGATTTAATCATAAACAAAAGAAAAGAAAGAAAAAGAAAAAAGGTAAAAAGAAAAAGAAAGAAAAGAAAAAGCTCCCCCAAGAAAAACAAATGTTCACGCTCAATAAGAGCAGTTGCTCGTTCCAAGCATTGATGTGATGCAAGTGTAGTCATTGGTTACTGAGCTTTGACTTACTCAGGTAGTGAGTGCTATTCATGTCTTAAAACAATAAAACCCCAAAGAACGTATGCGCCCGTTCAGAGGGGAATTACTAAACCTTAAATCAATCCTATGTCTAACAGTAATCTTGCGCATGAGACAAATATAAAAATGTAAATCAATTACACTCACTATTGTGGAAAACTATTTAGGCTGTTTAAAACGTAGCACTGTGATGTATATCCAAAAAGGAAGCCATACAAGCCCTGTAAATGCCACACCCACATAAGCATACCAATGGTAAGAAGATAAGTGCCTCTGATGCCTGTAGATGTTTACAGATAAGATTCCAAAGTGCAGTAGGAAGCCTACTAAGTAGATTGTTAATAGTGTCATAGTTTTTTTCTTTTAGCTCTACGTTTTTTTTGTGGTGTATTAGTTACCTCTGTTATTGGCTCAGGAGTAAGCTCTACTTGCGTTAATTCTATCAGTGCTTGAGCTTGTTCAGCTTTAGCTATATCCTCCATCAGATGCTTCTCTAATCTATTAAGCAAGTCATTCATGCATGGAGTGCAGCTTGTGAAGCTCTTATTATCTCTGATGCCTAAGTATTCTTTACGAAGCTTAAACAGCTCGCTCATTTCACCTGGCTCTACTTTGCCTCGCTTTCTTATTGCTCTAATCTGCTCAAGTGTTGGTAGTTGCCATTCCTTATTGTTAAGCATTGGCCATTTCTTAGCTGGGCATCCAGGTACCGCGTAAGATGCTAAGTGATCAATAGGGCATCCGCATGGCTTAAAGGTTATGCCGTCAATAGTGTAAGGTTGTTTAAATGGATTGATTGCATTAATCGGAGGCCCACAAGTGCTAAACTGCTTGTTGTAAACAGGGCACTCTTTGCAAACTTTAACGCGCGCTTCGAAGTCTGTGCTGTTAATCATCATATCTGTAGTGAATTTCTAAGTGTTGTTTTAGCTTTCTTAATAGTTCTGTAAAGATAGTTCAAAGGTATACCGGTCTCTTTAGCTAATTCCTGATAGCTAAAGTCATCTAAGGCATAAAGAAAGAATAGCTCACGCTCAAAGTATGGCAAGCGACTGATAAAGATATCTAACTGCTCATTCTCTAAGCGCATCCCTACACTCTTATTTACATCATCAATGATATCATCTTTCAGATCATTGCGTATCTTTTCGAATCTTAAACGGGTATAATTGAATGAGCTATTGCTACATCGTGCAGAAAGTCTAATAGCATTGCTGACGTAGTTATTGAGCTTGCCTCTATCGTGAATATCCTGAAGCTTATCTTTATCTGATTCTAATATCTTAAGCAGCGTGTCATGGAGCAGCTCATCGGCTAAGTCTTGGCGAGTAACAGTTGCTGCCACTCTTCGCCACTCATTGTAGCATCTATCTATTTCACTGCGCCATGTAGTCATCTATAACTTTTTTAGCTTCATCGAAGCTTTTGCATGTAACAGCTTGGTAGCCATTGTTAATTAACTTTGCTTGCCAATCCTTTTGGCTTTGACTCATTACACCCTTAGCTGTTTTCATCTCTATAGCTAATCCAAAGAATGAGCCTTTAGCGTTATAGATAAAGATGTCAGGGAAGCCTTTAACGTATCCTGTTTTTTTCATCTTCACTGCCTGCTTCATGGAAGTTCTTACCCCTCCAGCTGAAGCGCAATAAAGTAAACGCGGATACTGTGCGTTAATATAGTTAATAACTGCCTCTTGTATTAAGGCTTCCTCATTTCTCATGTGCTCAAAATTAGACTATTAACTTAATCTAAATCAACATCTTATTCACATAGTTATTCACATAGCATTAAGCACCATATCTTTGGCCTAAGAATTTGCTTTTGGTTTAGCAATGATTATTGATTATCTGAAGTAGGCTTGCAAACGTGCAGGCCTATTTTAGTTTATACCCTTATGCGTATAATATTGATGAGTATTTTCCACTATAAGCCTAATTCTGTAGATTATTTTCCACTATTATAGTGTGTAATATCCGTCATAACGCACATTTTAATATAATAAAGTGTGTTTTATAACACATTACTCAGATAAATGCGTATTTGGTATAATTACGATTGAGCTCAAAGAAAGCTCGCATCATTATAGCATCAGCTATATCGGGAGATATCCCTCCGGTGCGCTGGCTGATAGTATCTTTTGATGTTACTCTGAGCTTTCCTTCCTTATCAGGATCTACTCTGCGAATCAGCTCAAGCTCCTTAACAATATCTTCCTGCCATTTAATAGGGAAGGTTATCTCATTCTTATCTATCAGCTCACCTAATCTAAAGTAGCAGTCAGCTTTTAAGTTCATGTATTGCGTTCCCCTCACAGCTTTACTTCCGTTCATGAATTCTCTGCATCGTAAACTATCTACCAATCCACCTCCTACTCCATCAGCATCGGCAAGTACATTGCTTAGTCTAATGCTGTGAGTGTTCATTAATCTTTGTATCTCTGCCTTAACTTCATCCTGTCGCTTCTGCCTAAGCACTACTATATCTATGCAGCTTAATCCTTTCCATACACATAGCACAGTTCTATCCTTACCTAAACGCGCAATGTCGGCAGTAATGTATCCATCACCTACATTCATT